TCTTCCCATGTTCTGTCCAAGTGCTACCATATTTGCACTCCATACAGGGGTGTTTTTCTGCATCTGGATTAAATCCGCTCATGCTTTCCCTTCCTGCTGCCCTGGCAGCTTATACGCTTCCGCACTGATCGCAACCATCTGCTTCCGGGCATAAGTCACATTCTCCACTGCAACCGTTTGTTTCTTCCTGTTTTACGTTTTCTCCAAAATTCTGCTTGTGCTGAATGTACGCTTTTATCTCTTCCAGGCTATGCCCTTCCTTTACAAGATCATGGATATAATATTTCCACACTGTATCAATGTCCTTGCTGACCATTCCGCACATTTCCACTACTGTGTCAGCCACTTTTCCAATATCAAACATATAAACTCCTTCCTCCGGTAAACTTGCATTTAGTTAAAGGGCAGGCCTTCATCTTCCACGCCGTCCGGTATATTCATGAACCCATCACCAATGCTTGACGGTGTTGACCTGCTCTGCTGCTGGCCTTCTCCGGCTCCCTTACTGTCTGCGAACTCCTGATCTTCCACTACAATATCAGTGGTATAAACTTTGATGCCTTCTTTGTTCGTATAGCTCCCGGTCTGTATTCTCCCAGAAACCAATACTCTCATACCCTGACGGAAATACTTCTCTGCAAACTCTCCAGCCTTGTCAAACGCCACGCAGTTGATGAAGTCTGCTGTCTGCTCATTGCTATCCTGATTCTTGCGCCCCCTACGGTCCACTGCAAGACTGTATCTTGCTATAGCCATGGAACGCTCGCCCTGGGAGTATCTTACTTCCGGATCACGGGTGAGTCTCCCCATTAAAATCACTTTATTGATAAGTCATTCCACCTTTCTGTATTCTTTCTATTTCCCGATTAAGCTTCACATCTACCTGCTCTGTAACCCTCTCATTGCTTATGCCGAGTATCTCTTGTATCTGTGCTATCATAATGGATACATCAGCCATTTCTTCAACCAGATTATTCTCAGATGTGACGTATTCCTTTGCTTTGCCTGGATCAGTTGATAATTCTTTCGTTAATCTCCAGACCTTATTTGTTGCCTGTGCCAACTCTCCACACTCTTCCATGAGTTGCCGGCTCTGACTTTCGAGACCGTAGTGATTGGCTATAAATCTTATTTGCTGTGAAGTGTTCATTCGCTCATTACCTCCAATCAATATTGATACCCCATCTTCTGCAAGTAAATCTCCTTATAAGGCATTGCTGCCGTTGTAACAGCCGTTCCCTTGCCTCTGGCGGCCTTGTATTCCACGATGGCTACATTCTTTAACTTTTGTACTATAACCGCTTCATTGTCTACTTTGGCGTACCTGGAGCTATCCTCAAGGCTATATACTGGGGTCCGGTAATTTACCTTTGCCCCGATTTTAAGGTTATCTTTAAATGCTTCAACTTTATCTCGCGTTACATTAACATCTATCATGCCTAAGCCTCCTTAAAATTGATACTCATAAAAGTCCTGGTCCTCAACATACCAATCTGATCCGTTCTTGAAAATTCTCACACTATCGAGCTGTTCATCTTTCAAATTGCACCATGGGGAAACCCTCATGAACATCGTCTTTATAAATTTCCGGCGCATGGTTATTTCTTCCAGCGTCATATTCTTACCCATGGACTGACCTTTTCCAACTCGATAGATAGCAAGCTTTTTTGCTTTCTCTTCTTCTGGCATATCTTTTCCTATCGGCTGGTCTTCACCTGCTCGGCACCGGGCAAGTTTCATTTCTGTTGCTCTATCCAAATTAACCCTCCTTCATTGGGAGTGCAGTTTGCTTTATTGCCGCCTGCTCCAGTCTTAAATGCTCCGGTGTCTTATGTACTTCCAGTGTCCTGCGATACTCGGCCTCATAGAAACCTTTGAATTGCGCTCTGAACGTGTTTATCTGGTCACATGGAGATTGACATATACTTTGGTATCCGATACGCTCCACGGTCTTCCTGACGGTTTCAGAGAGGCTAGCAAGTGCCTTGGCTTCCTGTGGGTATCCATATTTCCTGACCGCCTGCATGATTTCTCCCCATGCTTCGTCTGCGTCCGGTAACCTTTCAGCCATAAGATCGGCAGCTATTGTCATTAACTCCGCTATGGTAGGAGGGAATTTATTAAATAGCGCATATTTCTTTAAGGACAGCATTGCAGTCTGGAAAGGTAACTCTTTTAGCAGGTCATACCACCATTCCATTTGGTCTGGCGTCGATAATAAATTATCTTTCGGAAATGCCGTTTTCAAACGGTCTACAAATACTGCAAACTCTTTAACTTCCATTCTGAGCCTCCTTTGCTTCGACCCAGCCAAGTATCATATCTCGGCTCTGCTGTTGCTTATCAACCGGGTTGTTTGGTGGCCTGTGCGGCGGCGTATCCTTGTTATCGTAATTGCCATCAAGCACCTTTGCCATGTTTGAATCTTTTATCAGCCAGTCAAATGTAGCTGACCAGTTCCGGTCATTCTTGCCTTTTAAAAATCCGCTGGCCTCAGCCTTAATAAACAGCTTTTCAAAATCTTCAACGGTGTATGTGTTCAGCCTGGCTTTAATTGCTTTCTTACGAGATTCAGACAAGGAGACTAAGGAGGGGAACGACACGCAAGTGTTGTTATACATATCAGCTATTTGCTGATAATTAATACTCTCTCTCTTATCCTTACCTATATCTAATTCTTTATCTTTATCTAAACCTTTATCTAAACCTTTATCTAAACCTATATCTGTGTTATCATCTTGTTTCCATTTTGTTTCCAAACTGTTTACAGGGTCTAAAGTATATGCTTTATTGTCCTTTACGCATAGTAATGACTTCTCTTCTGCATACACTGTTGGTGTGTATCTGTCTGACTGTATAGTGTTGTGGATACGCCAATGTTTAATAACAAGTACGCCGTCTTCAAAAGGTATCAAGAATCGTTTTGATATCAGCACTTTAAGGTCGTCATCGTTAGAACCTATCATTCTTTGTATGCGTTTTGCATTTCCAATGAATCCGTCATCATCTGCACGCATATTTAGATGAAAATATAGTGCTTGTGTACTTAGCGGCATATCCAGAAAAGCGTCGCTGTCAACTATCAATGTGCTAAACATTCTCTTTCTTGCCATATTTACTCCTGTTCTAATGCTTTCCCGGCTTCCCATTCCCGGTATATGGTAATCCAATCATCTAGTGGCATTGTGACGAGCCATTCATGCCTATTCTTGCGATGAAACACCGCAGGTAGATTACATTCATCAAACGGTAGATATTTTGCCGCTGCGTTTGATTTGGCTTGTTCTATGGCATCGTAGATATTCAGCCGTTCTACTCGCTTGCACTCGATATGTATCTGCGGCAGGCCCACCACATCAGCATCGCCGTTATCTCCACTAAATTGTTGGCCTCTGCGAGTTTTGTATCCATATTCTTTAAGGATATTGGCAAGCTCCCTTTCGCCTGCCGCACCTTTATCTCTGCTATTAATTTTTCCCATTTACACCTCCGCATAACTTTTACCAAACTCCGTTATAAACTGCTGGCGATTGCCTATATGTTGCTCATAATAAGCCTGTGCCATCTGCTTTAACTGCAAGTCAGTCTCTCGGTTCCTGTGTGCTGCATCAGGTCCATTACGATGGTGATTCTGACACAGCCATACTTTAAGGCCCTTTCGCTCCGATTGCTTGCGGTTTGATGTGCCAAAGAAAATATGATGATCCTCCAAGCAACAGCACGAGTGGCAGATAAAGCATTCCTTTGTGCCTTGCAATACACTTTTCAAAGTTCCACACCCCACTCTCTTTTCATTCGCTCCAACTCTTCCGGTGTAGCTGTTTCGATACCCAACTCATGGCATTCACTTACGATGCCCTCAATGAATACAGACATTTCCTTTGTATCGTAGGTGCTGCTTCCAAAATAGCATTGGAGCTGGATTCCAGCCTGACCTGATACGGTTACTTCTCCAAGGTTCCTAACTGTTCGCCATTCAGATATAACCCGGTCTACCACGCCCGGACGGACTATGATGTGAGTAAATACACCATACCGTCCGAGCATTTCTAGATACACCGACTCTTTATCAGTGTGCTGATCTTCCGCAATCTTCTGCATTAACACCCATGAGTATGAATTTGCATCACGGCTGCGCTTGTTGCGAAATATCTTCGTTACGATTGTCAGGAGTTTATCTGTGGCGGTTTCAAGCTGCTTACTGATATCTTCCATGGATTCGAATGTGATTCTAAATCTTCCGGTCTTCCAGTCTTTGGAGATATCAACTATTTTCCCTTTGAACTCCACTTAAATCACTCCTTTTTGCCACTCCATGGAAGTTCTGCGTTTGTATTCTCTGGAGGAATAGTTGCAGGATCAATGGGTTTATCTGGTTTAGCTTTAAGCGTTTGCAACGCCTCGTTATACTGTTCCAGTGTCATTGCTTCTAACGTTTCTACGTTGTATTGTTTAAGTAATCCCTTTCTCCCTATTCCGGTGCGTTTCAGTTCCTTATAAATCTCTCCCATTTGCTTCTCGGATAGTTTGGGGATATCTTTTTGAGGTTCGGGAGTATCATACTTTGTTTTATCAGCCTGCCAATACACATTTGCGCCTATTCCAAGTTGTTTGCAAGCTACTGATATAGCGTCAGTAGTTGCCATCTTGTAGCATTCGTCAGAAACATGAAGTCCGTTTTTTTCTTTCTCAACAAACATGCTGCCACCGGTTCCAGATATTGGCTTCGACCATTCATCACCATATTTTACAAACAACTCAATTTTCACAAAAGCTGCTACTTCATTCCCTGCCTGCTCCAACCAGTTATCGGTTGTGATATAGTACCAGCCCAGCCCACATGGGCCAAATTGCTCCGTCAGAACCTTGATTCGCCACATAGGGTTAATATCAGTCTTACCGTTTAATCTTCCCCCAGATATAGGCTTTTGAGCTTCCTGGGGAACCACTCTAACTTTCTTGTAAAGTTCTAAACCTTTCACTTTATCACCACCTTAGAAAATACGGTTAATCACTTCGAACAGGTAACTATTATCAGGTTCAAAATTGGGATCTTCATTTTTCTTTGTTTCTAGTTTTTCAAGGGCCATTGAAAAATACGTGCTATCAACACCCACAAGCTGATCTTTCAGTGTCTCTATATTGTGTAAATCAAGTTCATTCAACTGCAAACACATTTTCAAATACTGTCCGGCATTGATTGTATAACCACGATTTATATACTTTCTGGTGCGTATAATGGAGCATAGAGGGTACTTACTGCCGATGTAGTACAATTCCTTGTTTATGATACATTCAAGGGCTTTCTGCGGCAATGAGAGGTTGTTATCCCAGCTACTCCATGCGCAGGTACAATGAGCAAAATCATAGTTCTTATGTATCTCTTCCACTTCGCCATAAAACCGGGTCACAACCTGGATTTTGTCTGACAAAGTGATTGCATTACTGGTAAGGAATACAGGTCTATATTTATCTGCTTCTGGAGTATTGAGTTCAGACTCTTCCGGTTCAACTTCTTCAAAAAGTACAGGTTCTTCTTTTTCGTCTTCTTCCGCAGCCACTCCCACAGAAGAGATAAAGCATTTCACTTGACCAGATTCATTTACTCTCAGTTCGGCAGGTCGCTTGTGTTTGCCCTCATTCCATTTCTTGACGTAGTATTCAGCAACCTTTACAAGCGATTCTTTGGTACGGAAGTAAACGTCATAATCGTTGACCTTATCTCCAGTCAGCAAGGATACAATAGCCCCACCGGTGACAATTACATTTTCCTTAATCTCCTTCTTAATATCGCTATCATCAACACTTTTCAGCCAGTCATTCAGCTTGGCATTCAAAGCCTTTTTTAGATTCTTACTGTTCATTTAACCACCTTTATATCCTTTCTCTCAAAATAAAGGCCCAGGCTATTCATAGCCGTTTCAAGGTCCTGCAACTCTGAATCCGTCCCAACTACTGTATAAACAGCTTTGATGGATTCCGGTCCAGCAAGCGGCGCCGCAGCCACTTCATTAACGGTTGTAATTTCTTCCTTTACTTCTGCCCGGGCTGCTTCCTCGGCTTCTCTCCGTATACGCTCCTCCTCAGCAACCTTGCGACGCTCTTCTTGCTTTGCACGCTCAATCTCAGCTTGTAATCTGCGTTCCTGTTCTGCCTGTATACGAGCCTCTTCACGCTTCAAAATCTCTGCTTTCTGTGCTTCATATTTATTGATGTGGTCCAGTGCGTCAGTCAGATTAAGAGTTGCTTTAAACTTGCAAAGGGCTTCTTCTTTGGCTTCTGATACCATGGCTTCAATTGCCATCTTCCCGGCTCTTGCTGAATTAACAATCTCTATCAATTCCTTGGTTATCGTTTTAATGTTGGTGCTTGCATTCACCCATTTGTCAGACTTGATTTTGTACAGTGGGAGGAAGTCTTCCATATCACCTATGTTTTCATCGTAAATCTTCTGGATATCGGCCTCCCGTTCTGCTATACGTTTGCTTTCAAACTCTTCCACCTGCTTAATTATGTAGTCTATTGGTACGTCCAACTTGGCAGACAATGCCTTTACCTTATCTGAAAAAACCTCAAACGGTTCCAGCCATAACTTTTTCGTGGTTTTCAAGCTGTCTTCTACGGACTTTTTTGTCTTTCTGAGGTCTGCCACAGACTTTTTTGCAGCTGCTTTCTGGTCCTCTGTGAAAACCACTCCGTCGTATTCGTGGGTGCGCTCCTCAATCCATTTTTCAAAGGCATCAAAGTTCGCCGAAATCTTCATTTCCCCCGTAGTTACATTCAGCTTCATTTCTTCCATAATCCGCTCCTAACTGGCTTCTATTAGCCACCTTATTGTTAATCTTAGATATATCTATACACTCCTGGCACACCTGACTATCTGCTGTGAGAAACAGGCCGCAAATATCACATTTATGGCTGTTCATGATTCTTGCGTTCAGCTTCTAAAGCTTCAATAATGCTATTGACACTGTCGAGGTTAGCCCGTTTATTAAACTCTGGACGGTTACCGGCGACCCAACCATGGCGGTGGATATCAATGTCTACTGATGCCGTATGCCCACTAAAATATAAGAATACAGTGGGTAAATCACCAGTAACATCACGCTGACGTATTTCTGTCCCGTTGATATCCAGGACCACATCAAGCAATCTATGCATCGACTCTCTCTTGCTATATTCAGCCTTACATCTCGCTGCAGCTCTATTCCTTTTTCGATTATTCACTTGACACCCTCCATATTTCCGTATACAATACGGGTATAATTTTGATTTTTATTTACCTGACCCATCGGTGCGCCAACACCCTTGGGTCTTTTTCTATTCTTGCCGTTCTGCCAGCTGTAGGGGCTAAGTCCTAACTTGGCTCCGGCTTTGTAAGTCTTGTGCTTCTTCATGATTCATCTACCTTAATCCCTGTGATCTGGTAAAACCTATCTGCATCAAAGTTAGGAATGTTCTGGATACAACACTTTTCGTCCATGGTTAAACCTTTCCACCAATCCAAGCAGAGCATTTTGCCATCTAACTCTTTCAAATATCCTTCTGTTGTTTCGTACTCAGGGTGTGCGGCTTTCTCTTCTACCGTCATATCACTTGGCCATACCCATGCTGTGGTGTTGAAATCTATTTCATTAAGAAGATGGTAAGCCTTTGAATTTCTCCACTCTCCAAAAGTTATAGTACTTGGTTTATCAAAAAACAGTAACGGGTGTTTATCAGTGTTAAAACAGCCAGTATTGAAAGATGAGGTGTTCCAGTCCCCGGTGTTCCAGTTCCCGGTGTTACGGTCCCCGGTGTTCCAGTTCCCGGTGTTACAGTCCCCGGTGTTACGGTCCCCGGTGTTACGGTCCCCGGTGTTACGGTCCCCGGTGTTACGGTCCCCGGTGTTACGGTCCC